CCAAACCCCAGCATCACTTTCTCTTCATCGTATTGGCCTGTATTTCGATTCTGCTGGTGAATCACGAAAACATGGGTTGCCCTTGGGTCGGGCCCCACAAAACAATCAATCTCGTCCTCGTCTGTCCCCTTGGTGCGTTTGACATAGCCATAGGCATACGTGAGCAGGGTTTCACCTCGATTGCCTTCAGCGTCCTTCCAATAGCGTTTGGAGCCCTTTCGATTCTCGATGACAATCGGGATGCCCTGGAAAGTGATTTGATCTTGCAGCACGATGGCTTTTCGCAGATCTTCTTCTTCCAACATGGCAAGCTCGAGGTCGGCTTCATTCTCGTATACTTTGCCAAACTCCCCGCCGGGCACTAGATCGTCATTCTCATCAAACCCCCAACCCTCCGGGATATAAACAAGAACGCATTGACAATTTGGATGAACAGTTCCTACCACCGCTTTCCAGTCTTTGGCCTTCCTTCCCACGTTCGTACCGTTGGCCTCGAGCGTGGAGAGTTTGAAAATCCGCGGGTGGCCTTCCTTATCAAGGTGAAGCCTTTTGCAGTGCTGGCAAGCGTCGGGCATTATCCTCTTTGCCACAAGCGCATCCCCGCCGTATCGCTTTCGATACTGATCGGCCAACCCGTTTTGCATGGCAGTGTGCTTCTCGGTAACCGAAATACGTTCCCAATCGCGTTCCCAATCTTTGGTCGCCCAGCCAAGATCGGACTTCAACTCCTTGACCGTCTTGCGGCGTTCAATGGCTTCCTGAACTTTGTCCTTAATGGTTTGCCGCATTTTGGCTTGTAATGCCCGATCAGCATTGATCATAACCTCACCCGTCTGGGTGTTGATTCGATTGCCCAACCCACGGCAATACTGTGCGGCATGAAGTTGGGCAAACTTCACGGCTTGTTTTTCCACGTCGGTCAAAGGGATCGGATTCTTTTTGACGTACTGTTTGAATTCCTTAATCCCCATCTTGGCCACGGTTGGATTTTGCAAGATGCCAATCAGCTGACCGTAGAGATACGCATCTTTGATTGACTCAGCTTTGGGTTCAACCAACCCTAGCTTTTTCAGTTCGGCCAAGATCTCCGGTGGAACCGCATCCGGTGAGATCGCGTTGACAATGAAAGCATGGTGATGTTTTTCAATGATCTTCGTGATTGCTTGGATCTGTTCTGGAGTCAAAAGCATTGAGCATCCTCCCTATCCCGATCCGACTGGAAGGCACCATTTTTGTCAATGGCTTGGCGAAATTGTCAAACGAAAAAAGCTTTGCTACACTCAAGACTGATTCGCGCTTTGGGCCGTCCCTTCCAATTGTGGAAGGGGCGGACTTTTTATTTGCAATCCACTTCACTCTTTGTTACGTTGGGCTCTACCAAAGGTGACGAAGGCTTAATCATGGTGTGAGGCTCCCAATCCCCCGGGAGCCTTTTTATTTGGCAGATTTTTGCGCTTGTGCTACTGTGGATATGGTTCGATTGACATTTGATCTCTTGTTTCGATAAGCCCGCTTCCCCCTCAAGCGGGCTTATTTATACCCTGTGACCCAAATTGCAAGTGAATGAAGATCACTGCCCTCAAGGGTCGGCCCTTGCCTATCCACCCCCCAAGCCAATGCCCAGCCGATCCAATCCCGTTGGTCTTGCAGATTGCCGATCATAGAATGAGCATGCGCATCCCGTGAAGCCAACCCTAAAGCTCGAACCAACTTCAATTGATTAATAGGGATTGGAACGTCCAACGGGTTGCGCAGATACCAACCGCCATAGTATCGACGATAACAAGCCATATGAACCTTTCCCCGCATATGGGAGATCAACACATAGAGCAACGATCGAAACGTTGGGGTTGAATTGCCTGGGATAGCCTCTTTGATTAGTTGACGCAATTGCCCATGGTATTTACGCCATTGGTGCTTTTCACAACAACCGTCCGATTGACATAGACCTCCATCGCTTGGTTCCACGCAAAGCATATTGCCTCCCCTATCAAATCAAAAAGGGGCTGGGTGCGGAAGGAGTTACACTCCCCGGCAAGCCCGCACCCAGCCTGAGGTGAGAATAGAGTACTATTGCAACAAAGCAAGCCGAGGTCAACCATTTACCAACTGGCTTTGTCTTCCTCAGCCAAGCATTCTTGTAATCCTCGTTCCATGATAAACCAACGCGGTAAAACCAGACCCCCCGGAACTTGATCCACAATCACACTTTCCGGTATCCATTCCATGCTTTTGTTTGGGAAGCGCACACGTCGTGCGCGTACAGTCTTTCGAAGGTACTTTTCAACTTTCACCGTGAACAAATCTCGAAAATCCATCGAATGCCTTTCAATGTTTGGTGTGGTCTTTTTGCTTCTGGCCAAAGATTGAATCCAAAAGTTGATAGATCTGTTCTTTGGTTGGCGAAGAATGTTGACCATCGCATTCCTCACAATCTCCCTCGCATTCTTGTGCATCTGGCACGATTGTGATTTTTTGCGTATCGAAATTGAATTTCATGTTGGGTGCTTTTTCGAAACCTAGATCGCGCATCAAAACAGCATCCACCGGCCCCCAAATCACCCGATGATTTTTCCGTCGATGGAAATCCAACTCTTGCAGCTTAAGCTGAAAAGCCGCTTTGGCCAACTCCATTTCATCGCCCAACTTGTGCGCCGCATCCACAAGCTCTTTTTGCTGCGCCATCAACCGCAAAAACTCTTGTTTGATTTCCTCGTCCTTCTCCTCAAAAATAACCACGTCGTTTTCGATTTTCATTTTGACCACTCCACTAAATTTTCAAACTTGAAAAACTTTGGAATCATCAACGCGTGTGCAATTTTCAAAAGCGCAAGCGTTGACGGATCGTTTTGCCACCCAGGCAAAACCATGATAGCGTCACAACGACGCATTACATGCAAAACCGCTGAATCCACTTTGTCTATTGGTAATTGATCATCAATGTTTTGGTGTTGTGCCTGGGGGCACATCGGGATGAAATTATGAGCGTACAACTGCAGCATCATCTTTTCTGCAATTCGAATCCAGGGCAATCGCTCCCAATATGAAGGCATATGGAAAGGGCCAGCAATCAACACAATCAGCTGTTCGTTGTAGCCGATCATTTTTCTTTGCCCTCATGGGCAACAAAGTCCTCATACGATTCACAACCTCGCCAGAACTTGAAGCACCCTCGATATTGCCCATTAGATTCGAACTTGTTTTCTTCTAGCTCTTTGATCCCCATGTCTTCGGTCAATTGAAAACCATCGATCTCAAATTCCATCGGCCAATGTTTTTCCCCCGTGCTTTCAATGATTGTAACGATCACTTTTCGCCGTTTGTTTCTTGGCGATCGGCGCACTGTGCTTTGCAAACGATTTGGTTTCGGTAGTTCTTCAGTGATCCGTTTTGTCGTCATTGATCGCCTCCCGCAATTGCACAAGCAATTCCCAAGGATTCACACCTCGAAGAAATCCACACAATTCACTTGCAGTCACTTCCCGCCAAATGCCTTCTGAGAAATCGTAATAATCAATATACGATCCATCCTCCAACGTTCCGCCATAGACTGGGGTGGGCATTCCTTCCCAAACGTGAAGCCCGTATTCTGGATCATCTTTGGTCAATCCTCCTTGCACTTGCTCAAAGAAGACTGTTGCATCGGAATGAACTAAACCCTCTACCGTTTGCCCGTAAACACAGATGGGGAAAGGACCAAACTCACTGAAAGCAACCATCACTTTTTCGTATTGCACCATAAGACCCCCTCAAAGACCTGTTGCAGGTGACCATCAACCCTGTCTGTTAGATTTAGGTTGCCCGCAACAGGCCACAAAATTTTGTTGACAAAAATGTGCTTTCCACGATACAAAAACCATTGTCATTCCCTTAGCCGACTTTCCAGCCCACTGTCACCCGCGAAAGTCGGCTATTTTATTCCCTGTGGATCCACTATCAATATGCAACGCCACACACCGCTTGACTCCTCAAACAATGGCTTGATCACTGCTTTAATTTTGAAGCCCAATCCAAATTCATTCAACAAAAACGAATTGAGCTGAAACACGGCAAACGCTTTCGTGTCTGCAAACACTCGGAGGTCAAGCCGTTCAGGTTTTTTGTCACTGTTCATCGGCAAGTGCATAACCTTCCTCAGCCAATATTGATTGTATTTCCTTCAATGTTCGCTCACCTAAATGACGAACGGTTGTCAACAATTCGTTTGGAGTCCATTTCAAAAGATCGCCCAAATAATATATACTCATACGATCCAAAGAATTCAAAGCCCGCGTTGAAAATTCAAGTTCATACAAAGGACGGTCCCTTTCCTCCTCAGTCAAAACTTGTGATTTTATCGTCTTCACTTCTTTAGGCTCAATGCTCAAAGTGTCTTTATTGCGAACTACCCAACCCGTCTTACTTTCGAAATCCTGCAACAAAGCTCGTAATTCTTTCCATTGACTGGGCAAATCCAGATAGCGCATATCCACAGTAGGTTTTGGCTTTTCGTTGCTCATCGCTTCAATTTGCTTTTTTGTAGGCTTATACAGCAATTCGGCAGGGTCAACCTGTAACAAATAGCTTAGCTGATAGATACTTTGCTTCTTGACTGATTGATTCCCGCTCAACCATTTATTTACCGCACTAACACTACTTCCTAAAGCCTCAGCCGCCATACGAATTGTCAAACCTTTTTGCTCAAATAATTGCTTCAATTTGTTGGCGTCCAACGTCAACAAACGATAATCAGCCAAAACACCTTCAGCATAAGGATCACATTTGACTTCCAACTTTTTGCCTTTTTCTGCCAAATAAAATTGGCGTCGAACATCTGTGCATGCTTGATAAAATCGCTTATGTATTTGGCCTGGCGTTGTATCAAACAGCTTAGCAAGTTCAGCCAATGTATGTTTTTCTTCTTTACCCAATCCTAAGCGCAAAACAATCAAACGCGATTTTGGATAAGACACTGCAGTCAACGCTTTTTCTACCAATGCAAAATCTGCATCGTATCCCATTATTTTTTTCACTTTGCCGCTTTCAACTACTCGACCCATTTTTCTTCTCCAAAAATGATCGCTTCACAATAACCGTTTGCCCACCATGCAAAGGGCACCAATCTGGACTGGGAAGCCGCGACCCTTCAGGTTGCAATTCTCTAGCTTCCTCAGGATGCATGCAAAACAGCGTAGCCAGATTGCACAATGGGCAATTCTTGCAATCCTCGTCCTCCAACACTACCCGATAACTAGTCATACAATCGGCCCTCGAAGTTTCCGTTCAATAACCTCCCCACGTTCATTTTTGATCTCATCAATCGTCATATCATCCACCCATTGGAGCGCTTCAGCCACCGCATAAGAACCGTCTGGATTGCACTGTTGCGTAGATACTTGCACTAAACACCCAGCTTCAGTAGCCAATGCTTTGGTTGATTTCATCCAACCTTCACTCTGGGAAGATGCTTTGCAAATCAGCTTCCAAGCATCCCCATCACCAAACACTTCAATATCAGAAGTTACTTTTTTTGCTTGTGCAATCGATGTGTTGTTCCAGGTTTTATCAATCATTTTTCCCTCTATCACTGACCTATTGCTACCAATTTACGATTGACAATTCGACTATTTTCGTCTTTAAATTCTTTGATACGCACTCCCGGTATCCATTGTAGCGAATCGCTGATCACATAGTTATCATTGGGCGGACTTTGGTTTCGTTGTTGCGTTTGAACTTGAAGCACACAACCAAGACCATCAACCTGCAACGCTTTGGTTATCTCCACCCAACCTTCAGAGACCGAATAAATTTTCGAAATGAGTTTAAATGCATCCCCGTCCCCAAAAATCGTTGCATCGGGAATGTCTTTCAGGGTTTGTTTGACTGAATTGTTTTTCCAATTTTGATCCTTCATTTCTTCTCACTTTCAAAAATCAATTTCGTTTTACGGTTTTGAATATGCAGCCAATCGGGGATTTTCAATCCAACGTAAAAATTACCTGTATGCGGAACAAACCAAACATTGTGTTTGCGCTCTTTGGCTCGCTTCAATGCTTTGTCCTTATCAGTGAGCCAACGCCCGCGTTCTTTAATCACACGTCCCATTGTGGCCCCAAATCTTCCTGTTCTTCTACTTGAACAATCCTTGATTCCAACCAATCCAAAAGCATCTTTTTCGGAAAGCGAACCATTCGACTGCTCAAACGCACATGAGGAACACGTTTATGGCAAACCATCGAATACAAGGTTGTCTTTTTTACACCCAACAATTTCGCAGCCTGTTCATAATTCAAATGCTCGTCCAAATATCGTTCATCTGTCATTGGTCTTCCCCTTCCAATCGTCTTTTTCTCAACCAAGAATATAAAGTCCATTGAGACACCTTGATTGCACGCAAAATTTCAAGCATCGAAGATCCAGCCCTTTTCATCCTGTCATGCCGTTTGAGCGCTTTTTCCTTTTCCTCTTTTGTGTACCGTTTCTTTTTCACGATCCCCCTCCATCTCAAATTTGGAAAATGATGAAGTTGTGTTCACCACTACGCTTGCCGGGAATTCCTCTTGTACTCGATACCCACTACTATTCACCCGTGTTACATGTAGCAACGTTCCTACTTCGTTCCAATGCAATCGGATTACCTTCTTGCAAAGATTCGTTGCTACGCCTGGAAGAAATGGATTGAGTTCAGCCAACGTCAAATCTTCGTGGTAGAAAGCATAAGCGACACCCACCCGATAAGGATTGCAAAGTACTGCAAACAAAAGTTCCCCAGGCTTTGCCCGTCGAATGTGATTTCGTCGCAATTCCAAAGATTCAATCCCAAGTTGCGGGTGTTGAACAACCTCGTTGATCAAACTTTTCGAAGTCCATGTTTTACCGTGATCCACGCATTTGATTTGGATCCAAAGATCTGAATCAATCTTTGAGAAATACCAGCGTTGAGCTTTTGCACTTATTTCAAACCGCGAACCGACTGGGGAAGCTTTTAGCTGTCCCTCGTGGGCGCTTGCCTGTTCCCATGGGATCATGTGTGGATTTACTCCGCTTTGGGTTTTTCTTCTTCTACCTCGAGCTTGCCTTTTGGTTCTTCTTTGGCCTTTTGTATCGGCCCATCGTCCACTGGGCATTTGGAAGGCTTGCCCTCCGAATTGAATTTGGGCGCCAACCAAGAAAGACCGATTCCGCGTGAATAGTAGTACTCAAATCCATCCAGACAAACGATCTTCGGGTTTGTGGAGATTTGCTTCATTTCAATTTGTTTGACCTCGGGCCTCATATCACTTTTGGATGCAACACAACCGATCAACACGAATGACAGCAACACCATACCTAGCAGTTTCATACCCTACCCCTTTCGTTTGCATTTAATAGGTTTCCCTTCAGAATCTCAAAACCCCACGTTCGAATAAGTTGAATTGGCGGTTTTGGGCGTCCCCAGGTACCGCCGAACCTTGGTTGCTGTTTTATCCGCATTGAACGCAACCGAGCACAATGCAGGTGGCATATTCGTCTGGGCCGATCTTTTATTCATGCCACGAACCAACTCTTATTCTCCCCAGACCGTTGGTTGAATGCTATTCCATCCAGAGTAAACAACCATCTGTTGAGCATCTCGCCCAAATGTGCTTGTTGCTGTGCTGTTCGTAAATCAACTCTTCTTGGCAGATTGGGCAGGAAATCTTGCCTCGATTGTTCCCGGTTTTCTCGATTTCTTGCACGATCAAAGATCGGGCTTCCCCTATCGCTTGCGCTTGTTTCTCTATGGCAACCCACATGATCAATTAGTCCGTCGCGCAACCGCTGCGTTTGCCCACATGATTGCAGTTTCCAAGGAAGTGATTGCAAGCGATTGCTCCCGGCTTTCCGGGCAAAGATCAACAATCAGCTGGGCAAACTCTTTTGCTTTGTCCTTCAGCTTGATGTAGCGTTCTTGTTGGTCCCCCTTTGGTGGGTGGTACGTGAATCGGTTTTCCAATTCTTGATCGTCAATCATTTTCAGTCCCCTCATTCCTTCCCGCGAATCAACTTCAACAGCTGATTCGTCGAATACCCATACAGCGGGCCTCCTTCTTCAAAATCTGCATCCACATAACCACGACGCTTCAAAATCTGCTTTACCCGCGCATAAGCGATCCTATCTTGCTCAGCTGGCACAGCGGTGTGATCATGGTATTCTTTAGCTGTTTTTGCAGCTTTGCCCCAATTACCGCTTTTTCCCACGATAAGCAAGCTTTTTTCTTCTGAGCTTGCAGAAAGCGATTTTTCTGCCTCTTCCTCGATTTGAGATGATTCATGCGCTTCTGGGCCAGCTTGCAGCCCCCGAATTTGATCCAGCAATTCTTTCGGAGTGAGCCGCTTGTTCATCCATTCAACTTCCTCAGGGGTCAATTGCTTGCCTTGATTCACCTTCTTAGCAAGCTCATACTTCCGCAACAAGATCGCGTTAATGTTCGCATCGAAAAGATTGCCCTCAGCAGTAACCCAATACACATTGACTGCGTTCTTCTGCCCAGGCCTATGAACCCTATCCTCAGCTTGCCGAAGGTCTGCCGCAGTCCAAGGAAGGTCATTGAACACAACCTTGTCAGCCGCGGTCAAAGTAGCTCCTACCGCCATTGACTGGCGGGTGGTAACGAAAACTCGTTTTTCAGAGACAAACTCACCTTTGTCATCTTGCTTTTGAAATTCAGCCTTCACATTCTCCCGCGCATTGTCACCCATTTGACCATGGTGCAACACCGCTTGATCTCCAAATTGCGCTGCAATATCTTTGGCCGCCTGGACAGAATCAGAGAACACCAAAACTCGAGAATCCGAACTATTCAAAATTTCCTTGACTACCTCTTTAGTCGCTGATACCTTCCCCCTCGCAATCTCGTCTTTCAATCGAGAAAACTGTCCAATCATTTCTTCTGCAGGTAAATCCAAATCTAAATCAGGCAAACCAGCAACGGGTTGTTCCATGATCTGCGTTGTTTTATCCGGCAAGTCCTTCAACACAATCGATTTCAAACGCGCAAGATAGATATCTCTCAAATCCATCCAAAGACCACCAATGGTTGAACCTTTGATCTTCTCCTTGGTGTACTCTCCTGGTGCAACCAAATTCAATTGGGTGGTCAATTCTTCTCGCTTGTTTTTAATTGCTGTTCCCGAAAGCAAAATTTTGTGCTTCATATCTTTAGCAACGGCTTGTACTGTCTTTGTGACTTTTGCTTTTGGATTCTTGATGCGGTGTGATTCATCAACTACAATGGTGTCAAAACCTGCCTCAGAAATTTGATCCTTGAACTTGGCCAACGATTCGAAATTGACCGTGACAATGTTTGAATCACCCAGATCAATCTTTCCCTTCTTTCTCAGCATGGCTGGGGTAAGTTCAGTTCCTTGGAAATGTTCCGGGAAAAACTTTGCAGCTTCCTGCAACCATGTACGACGAACTACCTTCGGACAAACCACCAAAATTTTCTTGTTGTTCTTGGCTGCCCATGCTAGGGTTTGCAGCGTCTTGCCCAAACCCATCTCATCGCCTATCAATGCGTTCCCACCGGTTTCGTCCAAGAAACGCACGCACTCATTTTGATAAGGGAATAGATTGAAACCTGGGGCCAACTTTTCTTGTACTTCAGGGATTGGCTTTTGTAATTCAGCCAAATATTGATCACGCTCAATTCTTGCTTCTTTCACCCCTTCGGTCACAATTTGAAAATCAGGCAATCGGGCTTTGATTTTTTCAATCGCCTCTTCCACCAAATCAAGATCATAAGTTTCGCGCCCGTGGTTTTCAGGATTATACTTGGTGATCCCTGAAAGCTGCCCTGTCTTATTTGAAAACAGCTGATTGAATTCTGGACTGTAAGGGGAATAGAACGCGAACTTCCCATCATCATACCGGATAACGGCAATCGTATTTTTAATTTGACGCCTAAGGATACCCTCTTTCACTTCTGTGGCAGTAAGGTCTTTGACCGTTCCATCACCTTCTTTTTCTTGCTTCGGTGGTATCTCTGCAGGCTCCGCAACATCAATCCCCAATTCAATCATTCGTGCTCGATACTCATCAAAATCAAAATCGGCTAAATCTCCCTTAGGGATATACCAAGTCCGTTCACGACCATCAAAACGTGCCCCAAACTCTTTTTGCAAAGCTACATATTTTCGAAATGCTTCGCGATCAATTCGACCATTGACTGGAAGGAGCAAACTTCCAAACGTTTTGTGATATTGAGGTTTCACCCCCGTTGCTTTGGGTGGATCACTCAATCCACAATGGTAGTAATCTAGCCCAAAAGAGTGACAAAGTTGCCTTCGGTATTTGCGCAACACCCAGCGCATTTTTTCCAAATCACCACGCACACCATACCAAATTTGAAAATCAGAACTATTGAATCCCGTGTCATCTTGAACATCATGCATGCGATCTTGCGCGTCATAGAGCGCATCGCCCATCTGTTGCAGCTTTTCGATCGCTTCATCGTCTCCAAAGCGTTTTTCTGGAATCTCTTCAGGCTTCAATCTTGCCAAATCTTTGATCGGCTCTTTCACCGGTTCAGGATTGGGATCTTCCAAATCAAGAGGCGGGGCCGGCTCTATCAGCTTTTCAACCGCTGCCTGGAAGGGCGCAAGGGCCGTGGGTTCGTCCGGTTTGAATGTCTCTTCAAACTGCTCTTGGCGTTGCTCCAAAATGGCTTGCTGCTTTTCGGTCCCGTGCTCTTTGGCTGCCTCCACCATGCGATCAATCTTCTTGCGCCGTTGCTCAATCTCTTTGGCGTGCTGGCGATGGAGGAACTTTTGCAAAGCCTTTTTGTTGAAAACGTGAATCTCCCCCGTCTCATCATGCTCCACGGTCACCTGCTCACCTTGGATCTTGAGCACGGTCAAATGACCTTCCGCATCCTCGGTTACCACTTTGAACTTAGCTTGGAGTTTGATCTCCTCAACAGCCCCAAGCCCCTTCCCTCCAGTCACTTTGTAATAGTATCGATACTTGCGTTTGCCCCCTGACATATACGGCACACGTCGAATGTATTTATGGGTTCGAGCCTTTTCCAGATCATCAAACGCCGATCGAAAAAAGGTTGAAACGAAGCTTGCTGGAAGCTCGATTTCTTCTTCCAAGCTTTTCTGCAAAAACGTTGTCTCGGTAGACTCGTCTAGGACTTCTGAAATCTCTGCAACCATGCGATCCAAATGCTCTTGATACAAATCCCGTGTTTGCTTTTGCAAAGCACGAAGCACGGGATACTTTAGCGCTTGTTCCTTCCGAGGTAAAGCCTTTTCTAGGATTTCTGAAAGTTCCGGTGCTACCGGTGCAAACATGTGGCTCAATTGACGAACCAAATTCATGGACTTCTGCTTAAGCTCCGTCGGCGTAGCCTCTATCTGGAACCGCATGGTTAACCTCCGATTTTTACGAAATAGAATTTAGGGAGTAGGATCTCCCCAAACGATGTACTCTCCGAGGATATCTGAGCCGACTGGGGCGATAACTTCTACCTTGGTGATCTCCCCCTCAAAGAAAAACTTTGCCTTTGAGCCCGACAATGCGTTACCTTTGCGCAATTGCAAAGCATCGGCACTTGAATTGAGTTTGATCGTGGGTTCACCGTCAACCTCGAGGTAGATTCCCCGAACTATGTCAACGTCCCCAAAACTCAACTCCTCGGTCACCCCCGCTGCAACCTTCAAATTCGCGTTGCACTGCTTGTCAAACGTGTCCAACGTGATTTCTGCTGCAGTATCGTCCGGCATGTAATACGCGTTGTCTTCGCTGGTCGTTCGAAATGCGTGCACCCTAACTTTGTGTTTCACTCGGATCGCCATTGGCTACCTCACAGGTTAATGACCCATTTCATGCTTTTTTCGGCTTCCTCTTCTTCCTCTTCCTCTTCGTCTTCCATCTCGGCCATCAATTGCGCAAAATCGATTTGCTTCTTGTTGCCCTGGCCTTCCTCTTCTTCCGGTTCCCCTTCCCCCATCTCGCCCTGTGGTTCCCCGCCCATCATGGCCCCTTCTTTCATCTGTGCATACTGCAACCATGTCGGATCAAGAATCACTTCGCCTTTTCCGTCTGGAAGGGGTGGTAAATCATCCTCAGCCCTTAGCTCGTCCACGGTCAAAAATGTTTTGACCCGCTTTTGGTTGAGGTTTGCGATTTCATCGCGGGTGAGCGCATCCAGGCCAACAAAATCGAATTCGAAGTTTTCGTTGATTGGCCAAATAATGGACTGATTGATATTTCGCTCAAGGAACCGCAACAAGGGACGGAGTCCCCGTTCTTTGGACTCTGTGATCTTTTCCTTGTTCGATGCTTCCTGTAAACCTGATTTTTGACCTGCATTTCCATATTTAAAATTAACTTCCAACGGATCCATCTGATACATGGAGCATGCGACCTTAATCAAGAAATCCATCCAAGCGTTGAACTCCATATCACGGCTTGTTTGTTGTAGGTTGATCCATTGAAGTTCGTCTGCTGCAGTGATCGGCGTTTTCCATGCATTTTCAACGCCTGAAATCAGCTGGTACCAATGCCGACGAAAAGCCTGCAATTGTTTTTCGGGAACCGTTCCTTTAAAGTTGATAATGCCCTTTGCGGCAGACCCTTGACTGAAGGCCTTTTGATTGTACTCAAACGCCCAAAGCAACGAGGTTACAACGTTGATCAACATTTCAAGCTCGGAAACCCCATAACCAAACAATCGAATGTCAGTCCTTGGGTTTCTCACTCCAAAACATAATTCATCCTGGTTATATTCGGCAATCACCATTCCATCATAAATCTGAGTGTACCGAGTTAGCTTTGTTGCATCCTCGTCCACAAACGTACTTGCCGCATCGGCAATTCGAATGGTCGCCGCGTCTACCGCATACCATTCGGCTGGCGTGCCTCGACGATTCGGCACAACCTCAAAACACATCTGATCATAGACCAAAGAATCCCATGTCACCTTGCGCAAGAAGGTTTCGAAGTCGTTGCGACCTCGAGGGTTATCAGTCACCCCCGTACGCAACATCAGCATTTCCATTTGAGTCATCCAGTCGCGTTCAGCTTTCGTCGGCTCTTTGTTCTGTTCTCTCAACTTGAGCCTGAACCCCAACTGATAGCGATCATGCTGTGGCTGGGCGAAGGATGCGACCTGCTGAACGCGAGTGTTGATCACGGCTTGGATCACCGGTTGGCGATAAACCATGGCTTTCAACGTCCCGTAGGTCAAAACCGAAGGGCGGTCTTTGTACCCCAGCTGTTCGATGATCGCAAACGGATCCCAAAACAGTGCCTTAGGATCCGTTTGCGCTTTCTCCGTTGGAACCGGATTGGACGCAGCCGAATCGGCCTGACTTCCCTTCGGGGTGGCCTCCGGGCCTTCGGTTTCCGCCTTGATCAGCCTTCCAGTCCAATCGTGGACCAACCCCAGCATATCTTCAAAAAAAGCCATCACGGCCCCTTTTTAGTCTTCGTTGGCAATCCCGTTCGGCAAAATCAGATCTGGAATGATTGTCGGGCGCAATCCTTGCCCACGGTAATTGTCCTGAAATTGAACCCTCTGATCTTGAACTTCCATATCTTGATCAGTCCCACAAGTTGGGCATTGTGCCAAGCTTTTGGCGAGCGCAGCCCGACAAGCCTGACAATGCTTGCTGTCCTTGTCTAGCACCGAATTTCGGGTTATGTTCGGCGTGTGGATGACCAGCCCGTTATCGTGCGCTTTTTCCAGTAGATTCGTTGTAGCTTGATCGCTCGCATTGGTGAAGTGAATCACGTTCGCATGCCCCACCCAATGCTTTGGCTCTGTGAGAGCCTCAGGCTCGTTCTGCGGGCCTCGGAGTCCAACCCCTACCCGGACATCATCCTCACCCTTTTGAAGCTGCGAGACATGGGCCGCATGCTGGTGAGCAACCATCTCTCGTTGGCCGGTTGGGGTCGTGCCCCCGGGAACCGATTTGCGAATCTTCTCGATCGGCTTCTTGTGGGTCTTCATGTTGGCCTCGTCCTCTTCCTCGTCCTCACTGAGAACTTGGCCCTTGGGCTTTGAAGCCCCCGGGCTTCCACCTTTGGCGTCGTTGGGCCCCGACTGTTTGCCAACCGCTGCGAGCTTCCCGCCCTGCTCTGCACCCTGGCCAAGACCTTGCTTGGGATTGCCTGAGGGCATGGTTTGGGCTTTTTCCAGGGATTTTTCTGTCACTTCTTTGGCTTTATCCCATTGGGTTTTAGCTTCTTTGGCTCTAGCAAAAGCCGTTTCAGCTTTTTTTGTATTCCCGGCTTCTTGGAATTTGTCTCTTGCCCGCAAAGCTGCCCTACTTGCCAATTCATACAATTTCATCTGATCTTTAGGGCTAGCCCTTTTTGCTTCATCAAAATACGTATCAACTTTTGTACGCATTATCTCATCGCCCACACGTTCAAGACGTTCGTTTTCTGTAAATTGCTTCTTGTCTTTTTGTTCGCTTGGTTCGTCATACTCATACTGCCATTTGCCATCTTTGCCTTTCCAACGTCTTTTGTACTTCGCCTTGGTCAGCTCTTGGAGCATTTCAATTCCGTCCATGGATTCCTCCGAAAATGATTTTGAAACCTGTTCTTTCCCTTTTCCCGTCAACCGATACGCACCGTCCGGCCCCTTCCAGGCTAAACCTGCTTTGACCGCGCTATTAATTTGCGTTTTGGTTATCCCCGCAGCTTTCAGCTTGGACATTTTCAGCCCACCTTGCTTCAAAGCATCAATTGCCTTTTGTTGGCTGGCGGGTACCTTCTTTGTTGTAGCCTTTGGTTTTGGCTCTGCTGGCTTTACCTTCGGTTTGCCACTTAGCTTCGTTTGCATCTTTTCAATCGCATACTCAAGATTACCCACCCGATCACCAAATAATTTGATCATTCGTGGATTGCCTTGCTGTTTGGCTCGATTCAGTGCTGCCTTTGTTTGTTTCAAATCAGCTTGCGCTGTGGCCAGCTGTTTTTTGATTCCACCTTCGGAACGTCCTTCCACCCAAGGAATCGTATGGGCAGGATCAGCCCATTTACCACCACGAGGACCAATGAACGGACCTTGCGCTTTGATTAGCTGTTCTCTTTTTCGTTGCTCATTTTCTGCCGCTTGCGCTTTGGCCAATTCTTGCTGATTTTTTCTTTCTTCTTCCGCCTGGGTGAGAAGTTGATCCACGTTTTGTTCGTCCAACTGACCAAGGTTCGTCAAGAGTTTCATTTCAGCCCCTATTCCAATCCTATATTGTCAAAAAGTATTGGTTCCCAATCTGAAATTTGTTCAACCGAGGAACCCGGCAAAACATTCATATCCACGGGCGCATTAACAAATTTTGGATCACCCGTAACGTTTTCTGCAATAGCACGAAAACAATCAGTCACCGAAAATTGAGCATCTAACTGAATCCAATTCTGCCGATAATGCGTATCGCTTGCACAAGCATGCAAAACGTTTTTCACCAATTCAGAATTTTCAGGATACGCCCATTTTTTTGAAAGGTCGATTGTAGTTGGACATGAATTCGGGATTCTTGCAACCTCAGGGTAAGCTGAGGCCCATGGTTCCTCTTGGTACAAAACCCCATCATCACCCAAACGCTCCAAATAGTTATCCAAACTTCCAGGAGTGCAATTGATGCGCTGCACACCTGCACTTGCCGAATACACCCCCCAACGACCAACATTTGAAATAATGTTGTTGCGCATGATCACATCACGTCCGCCATTATGCTGGATTGCATTGTAATCCAAATCGTAAAAAATGCATTTCTCTACCAGCACCCCAGACATACAATTATCAAGGTACACCCCAAACGTACCCCACGAACGAATCTTAGGATGTACATCGTAGAAATAACAATCGCGAATCACATTTCCTCGAAAGCCCCAACCAGGGCCAGCATAAATAACCCCCGTATCGGAAGCCCATTCCGAAATTCGGGTGAATTTGCATTCCTTGATCAAATGCTCATTTCCTGTAAAGCGAATTGCCGTATGATACCCATCAGCAAATTCACAATTACGCACAGTATGCCCGCAATCAAAAAGCTCCACAGCATACCCTGTAATATGTCGCCACCGACCAAACCGATCAAACGTGCAATTGTGAATTTCATTTTCTGACTGGGTGAGAGATGCTCGATCCCCACCATTCATTTGGATCGCAGTATCGCCAATATCTACAAACGTGCATCGCCCAATTTCCAAATCAATCCCGTTGCAATCGATACCATGGTTCCCTGTATTACGAAATCTACAATCCAAAACTTTGTTATGATCCCCGTTGACCGCAAGTGAATCAGTTCGCCCCATCTCAATGGTCAACCCCTGCAAATAAACATAATCCGCACCATTGAGTAAAACCACATCAGCCTCGAGCATCGAGACTACCAATTCCTTGCGCGTGAAATTGGCCTCAGGCCAATGGTACAAAATCCCTGTACTGCGTTGCAAATACCATTCACCTTCAAGGGTCAGTTCTTCGATCAAGTTTGAAGCGTAGAAATATTGAAAATCCCGAAACCCATAAGTTGGAGATTGAACCATTGTGAAGGTTTTGCCCACCGTATCGAGCACATCAACTTTCGTATGCCAACCAACCCAGTCTTTACCCCACCAACCATGCAACCAAATTTCCTCAGCCAATGCCCAACGACTAGGGCGATTGTTGACGTAAGAAAATTGATTTGCAGCAAGACCACGTTCAACGGCCATCAACCCCACATTGATTTTGTCTGGATCACGAACGGAGGCAATCCCTATCCCCAAAGAAGTTTGGCCAGGCTCAAGCGAAATGACCCCAAAATCTTCATAATTGAACGACACCCAAAAATAAGTACCAAGAACCGGGCTCCCACTTTCTTGATTGACAAGGTATTGCGCGACAACCTCTTCACCCCAAAGTTCAAAACGATGCCTGTAGTAATAATATTGCTCACCTTCAACCAGACCATCACGCTTAAACCGAGTCACCCCATCACTAGTCCCATCGGGCAAATATGTACCGGTTACGTCTGGAGTAAGGTTGCCGAAAACAGTAATTGAAGCACTATTCCAATCTGAAAACGTGTTCTGATCAGTTTGCTTTGGCCATCGAGCCAATTGTTTTGGTTCTTGATCCACAAAAAATTCAAGAGCCGCGTTGCCCTTCACAAAATAGCCGCGATACTTCAACGTACCTAAATCAGTAACCCCCATTGTAGCAAGATCAAGTTCGACAATGTGGCCTTGCGCGGTTGGATCAATTTGGCCCCACAAAGGAGACGCCCCCGTGGTAGTGGCAAACGCTAACGGATCAATTCGTTTCCCACCAACAATGCGCACGTCCTCATTATTGTATGCCCGCCAAACAATCGGTTTACCTTCTTCCCCGCTATCCGCAGAAGTCAACTGAAAGGTAGTTGTTCGTTCATAAAATCCACCGCGTATCCAAACCGTAACCCCACCATCCGGAAGACTGGGCAACGCTCTAATCGTAGCTCGTGCTTGTTCTAACGTTTGAAACGGCGCATCCAAAGAAGTCCCTGCATTGGAATCATCGCCGCCTAGGGATACGTACAAGTCAAGCATGCCTACTCCAAAACCGCCCCAAACCGTTTGGTGAATTCATAAAGCCGATCATTAGTTGCAATTTGCCAGTTGACGTATTGAGTAGCTTGAAAACTAGTATCAACCGTAGGTGTGATCCGATCCACTGTGTTTACAAACAGCCGAAATTTACCCAAAGATGTGCGTGTCACCCTCAAGTGCGTCCATCGATTAGGAACAATCACATTATCAGCAGTAGATGCAATCAACGAATCCACCCCAGCCGTGATTTTACGCAAGTCAATTCTGAACGTGCCATCATCAGTACGAAATTCGAGCATGTAACCATTTTGGCCCGCATCATTGTATGCAGCCGTTGACGACGCGCAGAATAAGATCCGCGTTCTTGTTCCATCCGCCGATCCTTTGTAGTATTCGAATTCCCACGTGCCATAAGCCGCGTCACTTGCCGCTTCAAACGGCTGAGTGTTGAAAGCCAAGCGACCTGAAGCAACGCACTTCAAATAAGAGCGCAAAGGCTCGTCAGCAAAATTCCAAGTACCCGAAATGATCTCAAAGAGATTTAGCTTCCCCGCTGTCAAATCACTTTGCACTCTACGATCAATAGGGTTCGCCCGGTAGACCAAAGCATTTGCTACTCGGTTGAATTCATCCTTTACACCCTTAGCTGAAAGAGCCGCAGCCCAAGCACGATGACCCAAAATCAAACCATTAATTTTTTGATTATCTGTACCGGTACCGGCCCTATAATTAGCGCCCACAGCTGCCCAAAACGCGCTATAACTGTCTTGAGCCGCTACATCTTCTTCCCCATCTCGATACAAGCGGATTGTTTGATCAGCTTCCAACACAGCAAAATAATGAGACCAAACATTATGAACCGAAGCATTCGAAAAAGTCACAATCTTACTGTTGCTGTCCAACCGCAAATCAACCATGTTGGCTGTATCTCCATAGTACATTCGAAAAGACGCAAATCCTTGCCCACACAACTGTTGAGTGTCAACCCCAAACGGACGAAACCAACAACCAAAAGACATAGGCCTCCCAGTCAACTTTTGAGTAGCAGTAGGGGTTGCATAGCCACCGCTAATTGCTCGCCCAGCAGGGGTCATTGTGTAAGCACGTCCACTTGCCTGGGTAAGTGACATGTGTGCTTCTTGGGTTGAATTGTCTTGAAGCAATCCTTCATTTGTGACATCACCATCCCAAGCAGCTACCGCTTTTCCAGCAAGATTGGCGCTTTCAATATTGCGCCGAAAACTAAACAACTTTGGATCACATTCACGCAATTCCTCATGCACCGCTTCAATTTGATCGGCTGTCAATTTAGTGTTGAACAGTAATGCAGCCCCAAGGGTCATTTTTGCTTGAGCCCCGTTGGAATCCACCCCACCGATATAAAAATCACTAGTCTGTCCAGTCAAAGGAGTGACCGCTAAAGACCCTTGGTCTTCGAATACACCATCCACATACAGATCGGGTTCTACACCCGCTTGCCAAGTTACCGCCAATGAAGTTGGGGCCGTTGCCAAAGAAAAACCAGAAACCGTTGCTCCCGCGCGCATAAAAAGAAGTGTGTCCGTCGTCAGGTAAATTTGATATTCTCGGGTACCTCCTGCAACTTTACCAATAAGCCCACTAGCTGCAGGAATGTCCCCTTGACGTTTGAACAATTGACTGAACAAAAACATGGTACCGTCAGTCAAAAGCAAAGAAGCTGCATGAGGAACTACTATTCGAGCAGTGTTCGCGTAAAAACATGCACCAAATTTATTCCACGTTACGGTGGAAGAAGGAACCCCATGATTATTTTGCCCAGATAAATCTTGTGCATGTTGTTGCCGATAATCATGGTACAGAACTAATTCACCTGCACGGATCACATTTCTGATAACGCTCATCGAATTGCCCCTAGATACTTAGTCAAATGCCCGTCTAAAGCGATTCGTTCACCCGCAACACCATTAAACACAATATGCTTAGCCGTCCGAAACGTAGAATCCGTTACAGTCCCTATTGACGTGCCATTCAAATCAAACGTAAAGTAATCTCGATTATCCCGCGTTATTTCATACCGCAACCATGCCGGTGCCGTGTACGCATTATTCCCAGAATCAATGAGATTAGTTGTCGACCCACCACCATTGTTACGTCGCAATTGAATTTTCAACGTTGGCAAATGCCAAATAAAATAACCTGTATTGTCCGTTGCATTAGGTGCAACATTATTAGACATCGCAAAACCGATCAAACTATTGCCAGCAGCTACTTTGTAATAATGGATATCCCAAGATCCAAGTGCGCACTCTTGTGGATCCGCCCATTTTTCTATTTGCAGCCCAATAACCCCTGTAGCTGAAATGATCTCAATCGCTTTGATCGGTTTACCATTGATCGTAGTGTTGACCACCTGAGCAGTGCCACCCAAAATCTCAAAAGGACCAATTCTTGAACCAACGGATAACACCCCAGTCAACGGATAACCATCCTCCACCCTAAATTGAATTGCTTGTGCCCCTGTGTTGTACTCCTCAATCAATTGTTGATCTGTCAAAGCCGCGTTGTAAATACGCCCCCGCGTTGCTATTGAATTGAGAATGTTCACACTTTGATTCATGTGAAAATTGTATGCTGCAGGTGAAGCAAAATCAGTTGTGTACGAATCCGTTTTATCCAAACGCCCGTCGCGAAATAAACGAATAGATCCATCAGCCGCCCATGTCGCAGCATAATGCGTCCACACGCCTGGAAGGGCATCATCTGAAAAAGCCACAACCTTATTATTGCTGTTCAACCGAAGATCACACAAAGCATTGACTTGGCTGAATCGATACGTTTGGAAGCCTTGGCCCCAAATTTGTTCAGTTAGATTTCCAAAAAATTTATACCAAACCGACAAAGACAATGGTCGCCCCGTAAGCACTTGCCCTGTTACAGGAGTCACCCCCGCAGAATTTGGGGCAAGCCCCAACAAAGTATTGCTCAACAAACCGCGTTGAGGACCATTGGTAGAAAGAACCATATCTGTTTTGTAAGGACCCCTGTCCCTCATTTTTCCATGTCTCAAAGCATCCCCATCAATGGCCATAAGACACGAATCAGGGAGAAGCTGTAATCCTGCTGCCCTGCGGCTAAACCACTTCATAAGCCACCTCTAGTACAACTGCTTAGCAAAAGCCTTAACAGTGTTTGTGGCACTTGTACCCGTGACAAGCACAGATAGACGAATCCATTTCACAACAGACAACTTTTCAGCACTATCCGACAAAATTTTTGTGACAGTCGTAGCCGATGCTGTCACATTAGCTACACCAAAAACATCACTGGTTATGTCTTCCCAATAAGCTGCAGCAATAGAAGCTGGAGGAGTCCCATCATTTACCCCCGTTGCTTGCATAGTCGCAACGAGTGACCCTGCTGTGCAAACCAGATGAAGATGCAATCCCATTTTTCTGAACGTATCCATATCTAAATACCAATAATAAGGAGTCACATCATCAGCCAAATTCGATTCATTGGCCAATGGCCAACCATTGAAATAGTCAGGCAATCGAGCGGCAACATCACCACCTAAAATCAAATTTGTAGCAACCATCATTTCCTCCTAATTGAAATGAATCAAACAACGAGCTAACACATCCGTCCCGCTGCCCTTAGATTCTAAACAATGCCCTATTTCTCGCAAGTGCTCTTCTAAC